TGATAAATAATGGTTTTTATGCTAAGAGTGAGACTTTTGGAGGAAATGGGCGCAGAACCCCAATCAGGATGCCGTTCTCCCGTAACCAGGCAAACAGCGCGTTTTGCTTAAGTCCAACAACCTTTGCAAAATTCCCAATCAGGATCCCTTTAGCTACTGATACCCGGTCGGCAAAATCGACTTTGGGGGCTGCGGCCACCAGCTGCTGATTTAGCTGGTGGGCTTTCTGTTCCAGAAGCTGCTTTTGTTCAGCCAGTTCGGCAGCCAGGCGTAGGGCTTCTGGTAATGTTTGGGGGATTGCAACCGGTTGCTGTTCTTTTTGCCGGAAGTAGCTGTCTTCCAGTTTTTCAAAGAATGCCCATGCCTGATCGGTTTCGAGCATTTTAGCGTGGCGGGCTGCGCCGCGTTCCGTCCAGAGAGTGAGGTGCTTTGCTCGCGGTGCGACTAAGTTACTTTGAGTAACCTTGTCCTTCAATTCTCTTAATTTTGAACCAGTTAGTAGAAAGTAATGTTTACCTTCCTCAAAGCGATCAGCATTACGCGTATAGTTAACTTTGATGTTATTAGTTTCGGTTCCATACCCCTTAGCAAGAGTTTCGGTCGTTACGACACGCACTCCCTGCCATTCCAGAACGGGAATTTCATCAGACTGATTCTGAACAACCACCAGCTCCGATACCTGAACTGAAGGTGCATGAATTTTTTCGGATTTAACGTTAGTAGCTTTCATTCTGTGTGCCTCCTTGCGTGTTTCGGCTGCAACGGTTGCGTAATTCAGATGCCCCTGTTCGAGCAGGTATTCGCGGATATCAGACAGCAGGATACGGTGAACCGCGTTCTTGTCCTTTCTCCGGTAAAGTTGTTTGGTGATCATGAAGTAGTTGGCAATAACGCCCGGAATATCCCTGGTACTGATACAGGTTGTGTGCTGTTCAATTGCCTCGATCATCTCTTCACGGGTGACTAATGACGTTCTCATACTCCCTCCTGAGCAGAAGCGTTAACAGGGAGGCACCAGTAACTGAGAGAATTGCGCGACGAATCGGTAGAAAAACGGGCGGAGAAAATACAGGGGGCGTCAGGAAGCTGAGAACGTGCCTCAGCTTCTGTCGGTGCAATAACGAAGTGATAGTGGCGTTTCTGGCAGGAGTAAAAGCGCCAGATAAATTCAGGGCGTGCGCAAGGATTGGCATTAACCATAGTTACGGCCTCATGTACAGGTTTAACAACCTGCTACCCGCTGTCAAACAGGTGGCAGGACGTGACGGGGTTGACAGACTGGCGTACATGAAACCAGCAGGCCGAAGCCTCCCCATCACGCCCCACCATAATTCGGGCGTAACGTGGTTTTACGGACACAAAAATACCGCAATATCGGATATCTGCGGTTGCCCGCATGTACATTCAGGCTGTCAAACCCGGTCGCAGAATTTGCTACGACGGCGGAACTATAAGCCTGAACAACAGGAAGATCAATACTCTGGCGTTCAATGGTAGTATTTTTGATCCAATAAATCAAATTTATTAGAGCAATTTAATCTGATTGAATGTTTCCTCTCTGAGGTTGCAATGTGCACACTTATTGTTTTATTTGTATGCACTAATAAATATATTATTTTTAATCTGAAATAATTGACAACTGACAAGTGACTTCAGTCAGAATCATCATATGCCCGGTACGGATGGATCCCTTTTCAAATATTCCATGGACGGCACAGTCTGAGTACCGGGCGCTACCTTCAGTTGTATTGCTAAGCCGCCGCTGGTGGCTTTTCTTTTTTGTAGGGGCGCTATGGATAAGAAAATATGCGTTGTTTCGATGAGCGTCGGCAAACCGGCGTCAATGACTGCTGCATGGATCAATAACGAGCTGATAATGGCTGAGCGGACCAGCTACCCTGAACGCCGCCGCGATATGGAACTCCAGTTGCTGCGCGAATTGCGTGAGAAAGAGGAAAAAGGTTTTATCGTGCTGGTGGAAGAGGAAAACAGCTTTATTACCGGTCGAGTTGGCCAGAGTGTAAGGTTGCGCGATCCCTTCATGAACGGCAGGCCGGTACTGATTGAAGCAATGCAGATTTACAAGGAATTGGAACGCCAGAAAGCGATCAAGTTACCGCGCAAGGAATCCGGCAAATACATCCTCCACCAAAGCATCTTCGATTCCGAACATGACAAAAAAGGCGATGAATTTTTCAACATCAACTGGAGCGAAATAACGACAGAGCACGTTCTGACGTTGTTATGCTGCTTCGCAACGGAATATAACAACGTTGCAAGCGCCGACTACATTAGGGCAATGGCAGGAGAGATAAATGTTAATAAGAGTTCATCACAACTAATGTCATTTATTAATATCATTCATGCCACTCAACTAATGGGGGAAAGTAAAGTACCGCAAGGCATACTTACCGGAAAAGGTAACATATTGTAAATAAAATTATCTTTACCGCTATCTGCAACTTTTAGAGCGTCGTCACGCAAACCTCACTCTCAAACTCAAAACTATTTGACAAGAATAAATAATGTGTTTTAGCTATACAAAGAAAAGGAGAAGGAGTGCTGGCAATGATAAAAAACAAAAGAAAATTACTGACAACGCTAATTTTATCGCTTGTGTTATGTGGATGTCAGTCTTATCAGGGAGTTAACATACAGCAGAAAAATCTTGAAAGAAGTACCTATTATTTAACGGAGCCGCCGATATATGCTGGTGACCTAATTAAATACAAGTTAAAATCAGGTAGCGAAGGTGAAATGACAGTATCGAAAGTTACCCCACAATATATCAATGGTATTAACAACCAGTCTATTCCTATGGGTGAAATCATTTCTCTAGAAAAGAAAGAGTTATCCAAAACAAAGACTGGAGCTGCTGTTGCAGGAGGGGTAACAGCGACAGTGGTCATTATAGGCCTTGTCACCACACTGGCGGTTGGGTCAGCACTAATTGCAGCCGCGGGTTAATATAAAAAGATATTTCCCGGTATAATACGATACCGGGAAACAAAACCATTAATCAGCATTCAGAAGCAATGCATTATCTATGATGATCTGCTCCCATTCTTCGAATGCCCGGTCGCGGACGCCCTGGGGAACGCTGTTAGTTTTGAAATCGACGACCGTCCGCCATTTTCCGTCAGGACGGTACATGCGCAGAGCTTTACTTCCCCCTTCCCTGCGCACCTCAACGTTATGCTTGTCAGCAAACTCTTGTAATGCTCGTAGCGTCCCATGCTTTACTGTGTAGTATCGCTTTTTCAAGTTTTCTCTCCAGCCTGTGCCAAGGCTTCAACTTCCAAATCGTAAGACTCAAACTCATAGTCCTGGTCGTCAACTTCTTCAGGCACTGGCAGTAAATGCCAGGCTGAGTATATCTGACCATTATCAAAACGCTCCTGGCTGTAGAGCGTCGCGGCTATGAGTGTTAGCGCCGGGCGGTCATAACGGTAAATTTTGCGAACGTCACGGTCAACGAGACGACCGAAATTACCATAACCGCGCTCCAGTAATAATTTTTTAATTTCCGGCCAGTATGGACTATAGCTGCGGTACAAGCGGGGATTTTTCAGTAATCGCCCGCGTAGCCCTGACAGGAAGAAATCAACGTATTCGTCTTCTGTCTTTCCTAACAACGCTGTACGGAGTACCGCCTCAAGATATGTTTTATTCGGTTTTATTGTATCAGATAGTGTGGCCATATTATGCGACGCCCGGCGAACCGGGCGCTCCTGTTATGCGTATTGTTGGATGACGGCCAGAACGTCCGCCACGTTGTGTTTTGTCTCGATAATCCACCAGTTACCCGGGAAATCGCTGTTCTTCGCCTTCGCTGGCAGCCAGCGAGCGCCGAATTTCACCTTGATTGCGTCTTTAGCACGGAAAAGGACACCTTTCATGCCGGACGCCTCCTGAAGCCCAAATACCTCGCCAGAGGCGAATTTTGGTGCGTACATCATCTTCAGGTCGGCAGTGGATACGCGATAATTCAGACCAAGAGACTGAGCTATGCTGGTGGCATCACCCTGTATTGATGATAACTCTTCTTGTTTCTCGTTTCTGGCGGCAATTTCTTCCTCCGTGATGTTGCCAAGGGCCAGGTTTATCCGATCAGCGTCGGCCTGTTTCTCTTCATCGGTGCGCCCGGCAAGAACAGTGTTAATTCTCTGCAATATCTCCACATGATTCTTGCGCATGCTGAGCAATTCCGGCGTAACCTCGTTAAGATCCACCAGCCCAAGGATGGCAAGGTCAGTAAACATTGATACCAGGTTGTAGGTCATGCGATAGCTGAGTTGGCCATAGGCTGATGGCAACTGCACCGCATCCATTTTATAGGCATCCATAAATTTAGAGCCGTCGTTTACGACATCCGCAATTGCCGGTGTGATTTTTCCTGTGGTGGCGGCCTCCCTGATTGCTGTTACCCACGATTGAGTCAGCGCGGCGACTGCATGATTCAGATTGGCTTTCCGTTCTGCTGCAATGCGCGCACTTGCTGCGTCCATTGCCTGCTTGATCTCGTCTTTATTGCTGTAAATGCCAATGGTGCCAAACTGTGCTGTGGTGATCTCATAATCTGACGCCCGGAACTCATTGGTACCGAAAATGGCATTGGTGACTTCAAGTTCAGAATCCCCGTTACGAGTAGCCCCCTGGTTTGTTTTTTCCGGCATTCTGGCGATCGCATCCGCTATTTTCTCCTGAATTGCTTCAGGGGATAGCGTATCTCCGTATGACGCGATTACATCGCCATAATTGGAGCCAAACAGTTCAACCAGGAATGTTTCTGCCGAACGGATCTGGCGGTTATTCCCTTCCGACATCATACCAAGCACCCATTTTGCAATTGACGACTTCAGCGCGCCGTCACGGCGATCCGGGTAAACCGCATGCTTCAGTGGGTCCGTATAGGTACCAACAAAATCAATGCTATAGCCTGACTCTGTAGTCTGAACGCCGTATGAGTCAGTGATTTTGATCATGCCGCGCTGCTGGAAACGGTAGAAATCGTCACAGGAAATGATGTCGTTAATCCCGGCGATGGAGACGCCACCACTGATTTTCTGCATAACAGCATCTTCATCGGGAGTTACATCCACCTGTTTATCCAGCGTCTTCACATCCCAGTTACCCGATTTGGTGCCTTTGAAGGTAAAGATGATCTCCACGTCTGCGCGCTGGCTGTCGAAGTCCAGCGACTTAATGCGAACGATATCACCGGCACAATCGTAGTATTGGCCTACACGCCATGAGCGATCGCCGATAACAAGGAACTCACTCGCATGGTTAACTAGGTCAGGATCAACATCCAGAATGCCTTTATTTATTGCATCCTCCACCAGCGGGCGCAGGCGTTTGATATCCGTCGCGGCCTTCTGAGTACGGTTCAATAATTTCTCATAGCGGGAGATGGCTTGAGAGATATTAGCCTTGCGCTGAATGGCGCTTTTCAACGACGCGCGATACTGTGCTAACAACATACGGTCTGTGTGATGGACACTCCCCCAGCGGGCCTTCCAGTCTGCGTTATCAGCTGCTTTGGCCATTGCTGCTTGTTTGAATTTGTCGACGTCGGCGGTGGTCTTTTCAAGTTCCGCTTTGCTTCGCTCCAATTCAGCGGTAAGTACCTCCACATCCTCGCCAGCTGCGTGCTGCGCCTTGATGTAGTTCTGAAGGTCGATAGTAGCCTGTTCTTTCTGGCGAGCGCGTTGCGCGGCTTTCGCCTTATCCATTTGAACCTGCATCATTGCCAGACGTTCGCCATCATCCTTAGCGGTATACATCTGCATTTCGATCATATCGTTGGCGTCGGCGTTCTCCATTTCTGACTTATCTGAACGGAGGATATCGGAGATCCAGCCTGCTTTACGCTTCAGCGTCTTCAGTCGGTATTCATCGAAAGAACCCTTGCCGCAGTAGTAGTGAACGCGAACGCTTGCACGGTTGGAGCCAACTCGGGCACCGCGACCGTTACGCTGTGCGATACTGGCTGGTGTCCATGGCAACGTCAGATGATGGATGTCAGTCGTTCCTCGATGCAGGTTGATACCCACCTCTGCCTTTTTGTTGCAGATGATGATCGGAGTCCGGCCCTCCTGGAAGTCGGCAGCAATCTTTTCCAGCCCGCCCAGCGACATTTCATTTTGCTGCGCGATATAGGCGTCATACAGAGCCATTTGCTCGTTGTATTTCGCTATCTGTGCATCTGTTGGTTCATCCGGTAACTCTTTCGGCGGTTTAACCGCTTTCAGTTTCTTACCGGTTTTACCTGCCTCGGCAACCGTCTGAGCATTCAGGATCCCCACCTTTGAAGGTTCAAGGTTAAGAGCATTGCAGATAATGCGCTTGAGCTTCTGGTGCTGCGTTTTTTCATCGGTGAAGATGATTTGCTTACCTTCCGGGAAAAACTCCTTCAGCGTGGCGATCAGCTTCGCGTATTTGGGCATAACGGGGTGAGTAACGGTCTGTTCGTCAATGCCAAACCTGGCCAGGCGCTTATTCACTTCCTGCTCGAACGCTTCCGGAACCTGCAACTGAATAAACTCGCCCTTATCTATCAGGGAGTATTGCGATTGCTGCGTGATAGAATCATCACTGTCGTCGTCTTCGCTAGTGGCTTGTTTAGGCAAACTGTCCGCCAGCTGCTGCACCGCATCGGCGTACTCCGGCAGGAAACGATAGGTGATCCGGCGATAGTACAGGTCCATGTCAGTACATACGCGGTCCATATCCCTGATTATTGAGAAGATCGGACGGGCTTTCTCGTGCTCAATCACGCCGTCTTCATTGACCGAGGACGTTACGCCATTGTTGGCTTTGGCTGCCGCTTCCGCCTGCTGACGCAATTCTTCATACGCCGCCAGTTGTTCTTCAGTAAGTGGTGCATCCTGCTGGTGTTCGTCCAGCTCCGGGATCTCCACGGTATCCTTAACGTCTTCCGCCGTTTTAAGCGTTACCCAGCGATGGAATATACCGCGCAGCGCATCAAGGTTTTCAAAGCCCACCAGCGCCATTTTTTCTTCAACTTCACCGCTGATTTTCTGTACCGTTTCCAGCCTGGTCTTGCCGAAGAATTTAACGAAGTCATCAGGACTGTAGATCCCCATCTTCTGCCAGTATTCCTTCGGCAGAACATGAGAAAGCATGTTGTATGCATCGATCGGGGTGTTAACGACTGGCGTTGCAGTCAGGAGAACCGGTCCGCGCCCGCCATTCTTTTTCATCAGGTACGCGTTTTTGATTGCCATATCTCGCGCCGATTGCGCCACCGCGCTGGTGGGCAGATAGGCCAACTGTGACGCTTCGCGACCATTTTTATAGCTATTGCGGTAGTTGTGGCCTTCGTCAACGATCACGCTATCGAAGCCCATATCCTCAAAGTACGGATACTTATCTGATTTTTCGGTGCCGGTATCTGAATACTCCGACAATATACGGCGACGCGCGGCCTCTTTGCGGTGGGAGTCGGAGTCCATTGCGCTGGCTACACGCCCGGCGGCAACAAAGTCCAAAAGCATATCTTGAGCATGCTCATCTACGGTTTCATCGCGTAGAGGAAGGCGGAAGTATTGTTCTTTGGTGAGCACTACAGCACGGTAATTTGAGTGCGGGATCGCGTTCATACGCGCCGTGATAGTGGCTTCATCTGCCAGTTTAAGGGCATCGCGCATAAGTGGAGTGCCATCAGTACCAAGAACAGGTTTACCGTTCTCATCGAGCACCGGCACCTGGCGAATCTGATCGCCATCCATCAGCACATCAAGACCGACGAACAGGTAGTTACTGAATGCCTCTTCACTCAGGAACTCTTTTGCTTCGTAATACCAGTTTTCCAGCACTGATTTAGGCACTACATACGCAGTACGGGTGGAGCGACCGTTCTCATAGTTGAACGCCTCAAGCGCCAGCGCGGTCGTGGTTTTACCCAGCCCGGTACCGAAGCCCAGGATTCCGCGCCCATCTTCGGACAGTCTGCGCACCTCGCTATTCTGGTAATCAAATGGCTGTCGCTTACCGCTTAATCCCTTCAACCCAAGCGGATCGCCAGAGTGTTCATACGGGATATTGCTATTGAACACATCGTTGTATTTGGCAACCAGTTCATCGTAGCGATCGTGCGTCTTGATCCACTTATTGAACTGGTCCTCAAGCAGTGCCATCTGCTCGCGGTAGCCGTTCGCCGTCGCGCTATCTTTGCCACCGATACGTGCACCATTGAGATACTTTTCCAGTTGTGCCGGGAACCCGGTCGCGTTTTCACCTGATTTACGGTCCCACTCGTAGCGGATCTCGCCTGTTTCTTTATCCTTACGCTGGACGACACCGTATCGGTGCCCGACAAACAGACCATCACCACCGTGATAGGTGTCAGAAACCATTTCGTCGCCTTCCAACTGCACTGACTGCACATAGCGCAGATCCGGATAGCCGTTTTCCTGCAAAAACTCCAGAATGACGGAACGGTCGAACCAACGACTATTGAGCTTAAAGCGGATATTCTCTGCTGGCGTCTTGATGCGCTTCTCTTCGATCGCTGCCAGCTGATTAAGGACGTTGTTCTTTACTGGACCGTCGGGGAGCGTGGCGAGGAATTCCTGTTTTGGAGCCACTATCTCGTTAATGTCGCCGCTGGTGGCGCGGGCAAACGGAACAATCCCGCCATACGGTGAAACCGCAATGCCAGGGGTGCTGGCCAATAAATTAAGCAACTCGTCATCACTGGCTGGCAGTTCGCCGGTAAACGCAAGGCGGAAATCATCGAGCTGGATTGGATCGCGAGTGAGATCACTGTAGAGATAACGCAGGGTGTCCTGATAGCTGGTGGAGTCATAACTGGCGCTGGAATCATGCGTAACCAGCTTTCCTGTCAGCTCGTCAGAAATAGTGCCATCCAGCTTAATTGCACCACGGAAAGCAAACCAGGCGCGCGCACCGCTCCCCGATAATTTCGCTATCGGACCGCGACCGGGGTTACCAAAACGGTCAATCTCTGCCTGCAAACGGGATACTAGGGAAAGGCGCTGCTGTTCGATTTGTTCAGCACTATGCCCGGCGGCCTTCATATCCTGATATTCAATTAACATCCGGCCAATCATCGCCCCGCGATACAAGCGTTCACGGTATTTTTCAGGCTGGCTGTTAATCCAGTCCACCAGCTGCACCATATCGTCGCTGATTGATGTGGTGTACTTATCGCGGACATTTGCCATCTGGGTAAATGTCATACCGAGACGGCCTTCTGTTGTAGTCAGGTTACGCTGAAGAGCCTCCCAGCTGTCCGCGCCATAACTGGCAACATCAATCTTCAGCTCCTTCCCGGCATCAGATTCAATCCAGCGACCACCAGCATATTTTTGCCATACGCCATTAATCAGGCGCATTTCCCCTTCATCAACAACGTCTGCGGTCGGTGACGGTTCAGCCATATTGAGCAAAGACCAGTCGATACGACTTTCGAAACGATGAATCAGCTTCGCTTTAAGAGCCTGGTTATCAATCTGCCCGTCGGCACGAACCTCAATACGCCCCTGGAATCCCTTCTCCTGGGTGCCATGAACAAACCGGCGGCCGTCCTTTTCAAACCACTTGCCAGAAATAAACGTTGGCCAAAGCACATTTGCCGATTCAAGAGTGCTTTCATCCACCAGGGGGATTTTCTCAGCCATCTCTGCCGGATGCTTGCGCATCAGCACCACATCAACGACCGTACTGGTCCCGTTTGCGTCAAAAGTACCGGTAGGCAAGCGGTGAGCGCCAAGAAATTCAGCTTTACGGGATAGACGCAGGCGTAACCGCTTCATGTTTGAACCTGAAACAATGGACGGCGGCACAATCACGCACATGAATCCGCCTGGCTTTATCTTGTCCAGCATGCGGAGCATAAAGTAAGAACCCATGTCCGTTTCTTCTGCGTAAGGCTTATCGATGTTGCGTGTGTTATCACGACCACCGAACGGAACGTTACCCACAACATGGTCGAATGAATCGTTAGGCGTGCTTACAGCCAGTTGTTCGAACGGAGAAATCTGTACGCTGTCTTCCGGGTGCAACAGCTGGTTTATACGACCGGAAACACTGCTGATCTCAGTCGCGGTCATCACCGTACCAACCGGTTTTGTCTCATTAAAAACGCCGGTTCCCGCCGATGGTTCCAGAGTGTTACCTACGTCCGCGCCGTAGAGCTTCATGATCTCCCAGACACCTTCAGCGATCGGCTTTGGTGTGTAATATTCGGAGACGGACCCGCCAATGCCGCCTTCGCCGGTGTACCCAGCCAGGATCTGGCGCTGTTCATCTGTCAGTGTCGCGCCGTCCACCAGCGAATTAAGCAAATCTATCGCCTTCTGATTCGCCTCCCGGCGTAGTCGGTCATAGCTTTTGCCTTCCACCTTTTCCACGCCGTATCTAATCGGCGCTCGGTGAGACGTTATTGCACTAATGTATTTCAATATTTCGCTGACACTTGAACAGCGAAACACCCCCATAGATAGCTTGTTCATTGGTAATCCTTAACAAGTGACTAGTGTTAAATTTCCGTTCAAACACGATGCGAATTATTCTAATTAAGGTGCAATCTTGGCAGACAATAAAATCACGCTATCCTCGGTCAGGAAGGCGCTGGCGGGGGTTTTTAAAGACAACGGAGAACGGGACAACATCCTCCTGTCCGCGCTGGCTGTGCACGGCGGAAGTGGGTATTTGTTTTCTCGCGCAGGGGCACCGGTACAACTGTCCGGCTTCTTAGGCGGCAAACCGGGCGATAGTGGCATGGCTGGTGATGGGCTGGTGGATGGGAGTCGCTTTATCTTTGATGAAGTTCAACTGCCGGAAGACCGCTTGCAACGCTATCCGCTACTCGAAGAAATGGCGGTTTACAGCACGATCGCCACCGCTCTGAACATCCATATTACGCACGCGCTCTCTTTCGATAAGAAGACCGGACAAACCTTCTCTATCGTGCCGGTACACAACGGAAACGATAGTGACTATGACGCCGCGCAGGGGTTGTGTGACGAGCTGATGAACGACATCGGGCGAACCATCAACAAAGAGGTCGCCGGGTGGGCATTTATCATGTCTGTATTTGGGGTGGCTTATGTCAGGCCATACGCCAAAGAAGGCATAGGGATCACGTCTTTTGAGTGCTCCTATTACACCCTTCCGGGCTTCATCAAAGAGTTCGAGGTCAGCGGTAACCTGGCGGGATTTAGCGGCGATTATCTGAAGGACGCGTCAGGGAAAATGGTTTTCGCCGATCCGTGGACCATTATTCCTATGAAAATCCCCTACTGGCGGCCTAAGTCAAACCTTATGCCGGTGCACACTGGCCATAAGGCATACAGCTTGCTGGATAATCCGGAAGAGCGCACGCCGATTGAAACCCAGAATTACGGGACCAGCTTGCTCGAATACGCCTACGAGCCGTACATGAATCTGCGTTCGGCGATCCGCTCGCTGAAGGCAACGCGTTTTAATGCGTCGAAAATTGACCGAATCATCGGTCTGGCGATGAATAGTCTGGATCCGGTAAAAGCAGCCGATTATTACTCAGACGCTTAAACGAGCTGCTGACCTGATGGAAAAGCGCGCACGCGGCGCGAATAACATGCCTACGGTGACCAATACCCTGCTGCCTATTATGGGCGACGGCAAGGGACAGATGACTATTGATACTCAGACCATCCAGGCTGACATCAACGGCATTGAAGACATTCTCACCTATATGCGCCAACTGGCGGCAGCACTTGGCCTCGATTACACCCTCCTGGGGTGGGCAGATCAAATGTCCGGCGGGCTTGGTGAAGGTGGATTCCTGCGCACGGCAATTCAGGCCGCCATGCGCGCCTCATGGATCCAGCAGGGCGTAGAAGAGTTCATTCAGCGGGCTATCGATATTCATCTTGCTTTCAAGTACGGCAAGGTATACCCGGAAGGTGATCGCCCGTACAAAATCGAATTCCACTCCGTTAATACCGCTCTGCAACAAGAGCACAACGATAACCGCGACTCGCAGGCGAACTACGCCACCATCGTTACGCAAATCCTCGATGCCGTCAGCAATAACAGCGTCCTCGCCAATTCCGATGCATTCAAACGTTACCTGTTCAGCGATGTGCTGGAGATTGACGAAAAAATCTCTGAAGCACTGGTGAACGAACTGAAAGCGAAAAGCGAGGACGACGATCACCTGATGGATTCCATCATCAAAACACCGCCACAGGAACTGGCGCAAATCCTTGAATCGGTCTTTAAAGAGGAAAACGATAATGACTGATGTTTTGAAAACGGTCACTGACCGCTTTTGTCTCTATAGCAATGCTCGAAAAGGTCGCCAGAACGGGCGACAGTATGTATTAAGCGCGGTCAAGACCATGCTTGAAAGCAAGGAAACTCAGGAAGGTTTACGCCTTGGAGAGCTTTTCGGCTATTACGGTCACGGTCGCCGCCAGCTAACCGGTAAACTGGAGGTGCCTGAAACCAGCGTGATCATGGTGGAAGGTCGCCCGGTCGTAATCGACAATGTTCCAGCGTGCCGCACAGTGGCTATATCTGTTGACGACAACGGCATCGTTACCCATACACAGGAAATTCTTAACACAGAGCCGGGTAAAATTGTCGCCGCGATGATCGAAAGCCGAGCTGGTGGCTGGAGCTGGGCCACTGGCGGGCGTGAGTCCGGGAAAATCGCTGTAACCACCAGCTTCCATGGTGTGGATTATGTGACAACGCCGAACTATATCAGTCTGGATCATCCTGCCAGCGCCGGAATGTTTGAAAGCGCGGATTCTAAATCTCTACTGGCAGAATCCCTGGCGGCGCATGGGTACTCCGACGAGTCAGTGCAGGCAGTTATATCCCATTACGGCAAAATGGCTGAACTGGAAATGATGGTGGAGGCGACAGAGCGTACGGCAGAACTGGAAACCGCACTACTCGAAAGCCAGGGCCGCCACCTCGAAGCAATGGCCAAGATCGCAGATGCTGAAGCGCGAATCGCTTTGCTGGAGGAAACAGCGGGTATCCGCGATGATGTGCTGGCAGCAATGCAAGACGAACTGGATAACCTCCCGATCTTCGTCTCCGCCGCCCAAAAAGACGCATTCCGCCTCAAAGAACCTGGTGATGCAAAAATCGTTGCCACACTTTTCGAATCTCTGATCAAAGTTGGCGCACGCAACTTGCCTGTCACCAAGAAAATTAAGGAGGTTCCGCAAGCGGCTAACGTCCAGGCACCGCGTGAGACAAGCATCATCACGTTTAATAATTCAATCAATCCATTTAAATAACCACCAAAAATAACCCCGGCGGCTGCCGGGGTTCTCGTTAACTATTATCGCCTTCGCCTTCGTGCCATATATTTGCGCACCGCGCGGCGTGGACAATCTGAAGCGGTTTCTTTCTGCTGCATCAATCTCGCAGCCATGCTCAAAAATGTCAGGCACAGCCGAAGCCCGGCATACAATAGCGGTTCCAGTGGCCACGTCTCATTGAGCACATATACCGCCATGAAAATCGAGTCAAAAACTATCGCCGCCAGCGATAACTTCATTGTCGAAAGTCGGCGGAGCTGCCTGAGTTTATTCATTGACCAGCCCCGTCAGGCAAAGCTGGCGTTCTTTTTCACGGCGAATCTTTAAACCTCGCAAGGGCACGCCGTTACTGTTCACGAAATCAGGGAGATGGTTACACATATTCACCCATTCCCCTTTCTGCGCCCACTTGTGGATGGACGTTTCGATTCGCATGCCTCGCGCTTTGCTGTAGTAGGTCCGTAAACTATTGCATCCCATATTGAATGCCGCGCTTGTCATTGCGCTGAAGGCATTATCGGGCATGTCTTTGCCCCGGAAGTGCTGATTAATACAGCGTTCAGCGATCAGAATATTCTTTTCCCAATCAGCGGCGATTTGCTGGTCGGTTTTTCGCACACCCGACGTTACCCCGTGTGTATTACCGATCCCGTCAGTCCATACCCCCGCCGGGCACATGTATGGGTCACGTCGGCAACCTTCAGCGTTTCCGATAAGCTCAAGCCCCGCCTGGTTGGTTCGCACATTGCCATTACCCATCACGATGGTAATCATCACCGCGATAGCGCAAATTGCACCGCCTCCTGCGGCTGTTTTTCCCTTCATAAAGACCTCATAAGCGAATTTTTTACGCTCCAGGACAACACCCATTCACAGCCAATACCGACTGACTCGATCCCTTTAGAAGGCACAGGATAATGCAAATCACTTGTTAGCTACGTTTCAAAGATATACATTATTGCTCTAATTAATTTATTTTATTAGGTAAGATAAGTGGCACAACGCGGTGTAAACAAAGTCATCCTGATTGGTACCCTGGGGCAAGACCCGGAGATCAGGTATATACCAAATGGCGGCGCGGTCGGAAGACTAAGCATCGCAACGAATGAATCATGGCGCGACAAGCAAACGGGCCAACAGAAAGAGCAAACAGAATGGCATAAAGTCGTTTTGTTCGGAAAACTTGCTGAAATTGCGAGTGAATATTTACGAAAAGGTTCTCAGGTCTACATCGAAGGGAAACTTAAAACCCGTAAGTGGACAGATGACGCCGGTGTAGAACATTACACGACGGAAATTATCGTCAGCCAGGGCGGCACCATGCAAATGATCGGCGCTCGCCGTGACGATTTACAGTCCTCAAATGGCTGGGGGCAATCAAACCAACCTCAAAACCACCAGCAATACAGTGGTGGCGGTAAACCTCAGAGCAACGCCAATAACGAACCTCCAATGGACTTTGACGACGATATTCCGTTTTAGAGTTAACTTGTGAGTTATTTGTAAATAGTTCATACACAGGCCCCTGTTAATACAGGGGATTTTTATTTCTAGTAACTATAAGAGGTGTTAATTATTAATTGACAATCTTTAGTGTTTCGCGCACCTTGCAAGTATCCAATATTTACTGATTGTGGACGCATAAAGAAGATCCACAGCGTTACAAATTTGTATTTCTTTCTTCAGCAATTAAGCAGGCGACTTGCTCTATCCTGCCCAAAGGAACACGTATGACACACTGCAAAGAAAATACTTGGTATGAGCGTCAAGGGTACAATACCACCCGCCCGAATGAGATAAGGTCGGAGTATGAACGTGATCTTTCCCGGTTAATCCACTCTTCCGCTTTCAGGAGATTACAATCGAAGACGCAGGTGTTGGGATTGGGCGAAAGCGATTTCTACCGTACGCGGCTAACTCACTCTATGGAAGTAGCGCAAATTGGCGGCGGTATCTTGTCTCAGTTGTCTAAGCGCGATACAGATGAGGGGGGTAAATTCTTACCTGACCCAAGCCTGATGCAGGCTATCTGCCTTGCTCATGATATAGGACATCCCCCCTTCGGTCATGGTGGTGAGGTCGCACTAAACTACTGCATGAGATCCTATGGCGGCTTTGAAGGTAACGGGCAGACACTGCGTATACTCTCCAAACTGGATAAGTACACCGAAACCAATGGGCTGGATCCCACCCGTAGACTTATTTTAGGCGTACTGAAATATCCAGCAAGCTATTCAGAGGTCGTCAATGAGAGGGCTTACAGCCAGTTACAGCCAAGAAGCAATGAGTGGTTGTTTAAATCATCCGAATTTAAGCCCCCGAAATGTTACCTGGACTCTGAGGAGAACACTGTTAGATTCGCACTCCAACCTTTTGATAGTGATGATGTTAAGTTATTCAAAACGGTAAAAACTACCGCGTTGAATAAGCACAAGAAAACAATATATAAAGCACTGGATACAACGATTATGGACTTGGCTGATGAGATATCCTACTCACTCCATGATCTTGAAGACGCAATTTCTCTGAAGATGATCGACAAAAAAATGTGGGAGGAGCACTTCGAGGACAAGTCCCATTTATTTGCAGCTTGCCAATGCGACTCGTTTAATCTAAAAGCCGATGATGTAGCTGAAAAACTGTTCGGCGAAAGTTATCTACGCAAGGAGTGCATAGGGACACTTGTTCATCTGATGATCACTAGCGTTAAGCTTGAAGTGCAGAACTCTGATTTCAAAAGTAAAATTTTACGCTATAAAGTGGCACTTCCTGCCGCGGTAGAAGAGTTACGTAAAGCCATTTTTGAGCTGGTTAGGAACAAAGTTATTCAGCACGAAAACGTCCAACTATTAGAGTTCAAAGGTCAGAAACTGATTGTGGAACTATTCAATGTACTGGCAAATGACCCAATACGTTTTCTCCCGACAGAAACTCGAAAGAAATATAATCAAGAGGAAGCAAAAGGTGATGATAAAAAAATGCGCGTCATTTGCGACTATGTTTCAGGCATGACAGATGATTACGCTACTCGACTGTATGAGAAAATATTTGTACCGAGAAAAGGCTCTATTTTTGATAGACTCTGATCTTTTTCTATTATATAGTACGTAGCCGGGTTCCAGAACCGCATAAAATTAGATCTGGATATAATTCATTTAATTATCTGTTATATGCCAAACATAACGATATATAATAGTGGATTAGATGTTACAACTTGACGCAGAATAAATAGCTTTTATTGGCGCATGATGCAAACCCCGCAATGAAGCGGGGTTTTAACTGTGGTAAATGAGTTATAATCTTTTAATCAGGCTCTCAATATTAGTTGGTTCAAAGTAATGCTTATTAACCTCTCCATTTATGAGGAAACCGTCTTTTAGTAGTCGGTCTAGCTCACGCTCTGCTTCTTTGTTGAACATACCTGGATATATTCTCTTGTACAACTGAAATGTACCATTCATATTCCTGTAAGCATTCTCAGCAATTTCAATGGAGATTTCATTTCCGGCGTTAAATACAGGAATGAATATCTCAAGAATATCATTCTTTAACTTCTGTTTAAGTTTCTTTTTTTCAACAATATTAGAATAAAAGATACCTAAAAAAAATGTGCAGATACCAGGAAGCCAATTATTAACGAAAACCTCAGACAAAGCGTCCACTATCTTACTCCAGAGTTAAGATTGATTCTCATAACGCACAAACTCCGTTCAAGGCGATTTTTATATTACAAACTATACATAAACGCCGATCAATATCTCCAGATTTTGTGTGCCTGTGCATGAATATGCACTAATCATAATCGACCAGAACTTCCGTTAATCGCTAAACTCGAAGGATTCTAGCCACATAGACGATCTGTTAGTATCTAATATACAAACTGATCCACATGATCACCCAAATCATCGTCGTCGTCCTCATCGCCACCATCTACTGCTGGCCAATCAACAAACCAGCCAGCGTAAAGATGCAGCGTTCGGAGAACATCACTTGCGGGAGCATCAAGGGTGTTAACGAATCCCATATAGCTATTGGGATTTGCCCCTGCTATGGCTTCAGCGATCATGTCCTCGGTAATGTCACCGGAGATAATGCTTAAACGCCCGGAAACTTCTTCATTATCATCAAATTCGATAATGGCATCTCCGCCTAATGGCGCTGCGATTTTAATCTGCATTATTTAGCTCCTTTGCCACACCTAATAACAGTTCCAGCAATCCGTCACCATTCATCAGTGATGCGGCAGCGGCCTCTTTGTCATGATACAACTGAAGAGCCATAGAGAATACTTCCGTTGCTGACGTTTTGGAAATAGTCGGTGATTTCTGCCGAATTTTCCCGGTGTTACTTACTGAGGCTGGCGGGTATACCTTCGCCATATAAATATTACTCAATCGAGATCTGAAGCACCATTCAGGCTTGCCACGCCCACCGATATTAACGAAAGATGGCTTATCCCCTTCAACATTGGCCTTCAGGAATGACCGGGCTTTCTCTAACAAACCAGGGTTACTGTACTCAAGATGATGGCCCAGCTCGTGCCACAGTGCACTTGCATTTTCATCGTTCAAATTGACAGCAACAACACCATTAAGATTTGCATATGCCCTTCCCTGGTGGTGAACCACCTTTGATAAGGTCGAAATTTTACCGCCGGTCAGGCGATAAATATCAGCAAGTTCCTTGCGCAGGTCTATCCCACCATTCTGTCCAGCGCGGGCTTCTTCCACTTCTTCCGTGATAAAAGAGTCGGCCCACTCAAGAGCTTTTTCTTCAGATACGGATGAGTTTGCGATCGCACTGTTCATGGCAGATAACACTTTCTCGTGGACCGAACCCATACTTCGCTGATTCATTTGCCAGCGTGTCTGCGGGTTATATGAGAATCGCTTAAGTAGTTGGTCAAGATGCTCAAGTTCTTCTTCGCTGACATACTTTTTAGCCTCACCAATAATGCCGGGGAGAATATTGCCGTTAGGATTAAACGCTCGCGAAAGGAAGAGTTTCAGTGCCCCCATGCCCTCAGATGCTTCAATATCACCAATAACCCGGTTAACAATGGCCGCACTCTTCGGATTAGCATCCGCCAACGCCCTGGCTACGATTTGCAGAGACGATACGACCTCACGCTGCATATCCGTCCTGATCTCATCAATAAATTCTGGCGTTATGCCGTGCTCTTTCAGGATATCCCGGCCTTCCGCCGTTACCCCATCGATATCACCGGCATGTTTATTAACCCGACTTTGCAATGCCTTAAATGCCTTCATAATTCCACGGGCATCATCCGCTTTACTAACGGCCTTCCTGAATGCTGGCAAGAAGTCAGAGTTAACCTCATTTTGTTGATCGGCCCACTGAATGGCGGCTTCTTTCATCTCGTCCAGAGCCAGATCACCAAACGCGGTATGATCTGTGAATATGAGCGACAACCTCTGAACCATTTCTGCCAATGGTGATGCTGATTGCGCCGCGCTAAGGAATGCTTTCACCCTGGTTGGGCGAATGGAAAACCAGTCAATAGCTGGTGGCATATCTCCGTTTTTTATCGCCTGCGCTATCTCATCAAAGCCGTCTCGCCCAAGGGAGGATGCGTGATTTAACAATCCGCGAAGTAACGAATTGCTGATACCGAATAATCGACACCATTTTTTCACGTCTGCAACAGGGATTCGGACAAAATGCGCAAGCACTTGTACCAGCTGTTCATCCTGGGGATCTGTGCGGGAAAGCAGCCGGATCAGGTGAATAATATCTTTGATGCCGGATGCCCGATGTAATAACAAGCTGGTATATGGCGCAACACCGTTGTATCCGCTGCTGGTGGTCATAACTATCTGATCGTTTAAACTCATCCCTGTTACGCCTTATACCGCCTCTTTAATATTGGCGGCTATCCATGCCGCCGTGTGCTGTTTAACCTGGTCCAGGTCGATGTATGTGCCAACATATTGACTTAAGTCCTGCAACGTACCGATAAATGCATCGGTGCTCTGATCGACGAATTTATCAGCCAGGAAATCAGCAACCTGTTTTGGCACACCATCCGAAGGTTGTTTTTCCTCGCCACTACCGCCGCCGGACGCGCCGTACCCCATCTGTTGCATGATCTGGTCAATTTCATCGCTGATATCCAGCAACGCCATGCCACTCGCGGTAGCCGCTTTGGACATCAGAGCATCCAACTTATCGCTGAGATCCATTAACTCAATAGCTGATAGTGTCATGCCGCCACCCCCGCTTTCTGGATTGCTACCAGCAGATCAGCCAGGTGGCGAGCTGCGCCGTTAACCAGCTCTTCGTTTTCATCAAAACGTCCGGCAGCCTGAAGGGCAGCAATCGCTTCCCTGACATTGCCCCTGGCGTTGCGGATCTCCGCCATGTCAGTGCTTTGCATATCCATCACGTTATTGAGATATTCAATGGCTTTATTAGCCTCTGCATCTGCTTCGCTAACCTTTTCATCATGCTGTTCCGGGGCCGATTCTGGTTGAGTAATCTCACCGACTTCGGCCTGCAATGCATTGATCATGCTCTGCACCATTTTCTCGGTGCCTACGCCCCCCGGAAACGCAATATTGGGGAAAGTTTTTTGAAACTGAGTTTTCAGCATTACGCGGAACTCGTCTGGTGAGCTGGTGGCCAGCTCCAGAGCTTTTTGTGCATATTTGCCAAACGGACCATTAGTAAGTGTCTTCGCCAGGAAGTCGAAAGAATCCTCGCGAGGCAATAACTTCAGGTCGTACTCACTCATTTGCTGATCAGAAAGCGGGGTATCGTAAGTAACAATGCCGTAGCGTGCATATTCATAATACGGGTCACCTTCATCAGGGCGCGGAAGAATTGCTTTGTTACCTTCAGGTATCGCGCCAGGGGCCGCCGGACGCATTTGCAGGGCATATCGATATGCACCTACAGAGACTTCTGGTTCAGGCGAAGAGCTACCGGTATCCTCCGCTGGTTCAGGTTCGACGTTTTCTGGTTTATGTTCTTCTGGCTGGACCAGATATTCCGATACATTACCCGCTTTATAGGCTTTAAACAGCTTGCCGATCGCATCTGCCATGTCCACACCCTGTATGGATTTAGCCTTGATCATGTACACGCTGCCATCCGAATCGGTTAACTGGATATACCCTTCGCCGTCCTCAATGAATTGCTTCATTGATGCACCATTACTGAGCGTCACTTCCCCGTTCATATGCATACGATTTTTGATACTGGCAAGGCGATCCGTCAGCGCGCGCGAGTGCCCACCAGTCATCCCCGCTGGAGCAATGGTATCGCGCCCACCTGTGCGATTGAGCTGATCAATCTCCGTCTGCAAACGCTCATTCTCTTCATAAAGAGAATCCGCTTCCGATGCAACAGCGTTAATTTTCTGCTCCAGATCTGCCTTCAGCCCTTCTACCGCTGCCACCTGATCCGCGAGGTCGCTCATGGCATCCTCTTTCTGGTCACTGTCAGCCTGTAGTTGGGTTATTTCATCAACAAGAGCTTTTTTCTTCTTCTGCGCACGCTGGAATTTTGCCGAGTTTTTCTCTGCAAGGTTGGCAAGTTTCATGGTGACCTGTGCCAGCGTCATATCACGTCCACTCATCGGAGCAACGGTGTGAGTAACGTCTTTTTTATTCAGTAAGAACTGGAAAGCAACCAGCGTATCGCTATTGGTGATCCGGTTTTCCGCTGTCGGGCTATGAAACAGAATGCTGATAGTCTGACCATCACTGAGCGGAATAATGGCTGGCAGGACCGGCAGCCCGTTAACGTTACGTGCCCGGCCAATTTCAGCACCGCCGATCGCTCGCGTGCCGCTCTGGGCCACATCCCCCGTTTTATCACTCCCCGCAGAGATTCCGGTACCATTAAGCTTCTGGTTCAATGCCCGGACAAATGCCTGCATGGTCCGGTGTAACTGCAAACGAGTAGAACTAATCGCCTCCAGTAAATCCGTAGTACACCAGTGGATCGGCGTGTCATAGAAGAACGTAGCCTCGATTTCCTCCATGGTGTTGGATTCCGTCATCAGATAGCGGTCCTCACCGGCCATTAATGCGCGATATTCATCATCAGTCACCGGCGGGGGAAGCACGTCAAGCCCCGGCTTAATCGTCACCCCTTTATTGATATTGAACTGTTCCATGTTAATTTCCTGCTTTCAGTTGCTTAAGACGGCGTTTGAGTTCGCCATTCCGTGCCTTTTCGTTATTGAGTCGGCCCGTCTCCTTATCCAACTTCGCCCGCAAATCTGTGATCTGCTGTTGATTGAAAGACACCGAGTTCTGCGCGGATTTATAAGCGGCAACCACCTGAGCATTCCGCTGTTTTGCCTCTTGCAGGCGCTGAAAGTTGGATTTAACTGCCGGTTTCTTGTCTACCGGATTGGCAACACGTTTAGCTTTGGCGATCAGTGATTTCTGGAATTTTGCAGCGTTTTTGTGGGCCGCTTGCCCCATGACGGTACCAAGCGTCTTGATATCTGGCGATTGAGCATTAGGAATAGCTTTTCCATTCAGTTTCACAGACGATATATCGCCAGTATCATTTACCTGTATAGCAAGAATTTGTCCGTCGTTAAGAACCAACTTTGCGGTTTTAACTTTAACGCCATCTTTCGTAGTTGCGCGGTTGCTGGAGTCAACCTCAATCACCGTCACGCCGGTTTTATTGATCGCCGTGATAAGGGATTTAAGCCCCTTTTCATTAACCTGGTCAAAATCGACCGTTGCATACTTATTTTTCGTCATCTGACACATCCTGTGCGAGATTTATTACGTAACTTCTGCGGATTTGCTGAGTAACAGGGAAAATCCGATACAACGGGTTAATGAACGAGTCGCCGTGCGTAACCATGACGTTGAAATGCCACAGTCGTTCTCCTTTACCCATATATTCAGTGGGTATGTACAACCATTCACTGTTTTCGCCCTGTTCAGCCGACGTCAGGCAACGTTGTTCGCCTTCAATCACTGTCGTAGGCTTCTGAACATCACGGATCCAATATCTGACCGTTGCACCGCGCAAAAACGGGAATTTAGACCGATATTTGAACGGCACCCGGATAAATCCCGGTTTAATTTCCACATCACCAAGCTCTAAATTCGTGATGTCCTTGCGTTTTAGCAAATAGCGATCAGCTAAGGCTGCCGCAAGAGCGCATACACCCCAGCCAATCATTTCCCGCCTCCCTTTTTCACCAAACTTGTAAGAACATTCAGAATGCTATCGATATTCACTCGTTTCATCCCTGAAATCACCTCATGACCGTTATTGCTGGCTATCGTTACCATTAAGTACGTAATTGATAACTCCCAGCCCTCGTGTTGCCCCAATAGGTACGCCACCGCGCCAGCTGTCACTGCAACAAAGATCTCCGTAACCAATCCCAACAAATTGCCAGACTGGCGACCGTCTCGGACATCCATCAGGAACGTGCCTATCCCACCAATTACTGAAAGCAGGAGCGCAATAGCAACTGGAGCTAATTCCTGTGTGTCAAGCACAAGTTCCCTCCTACGTTGTCAGGAGGTAATGGTATGCAAAGTAACTTCTCAACCGGTCATTTGTTGCTTAAGAGGCATTTCTATTGAGGTACGAATCGATAAGCCTTTGTAACCTTTCAAAAATGAGCCTGTTATTGATGCTGCAAATAAGAGTCACGCAATTCTGAAGACTTTCATCCATACCCTTATATTCCGCGAAACACATGCCTATAAAGCCTGCAAGTACGGCAGCAAGACACTCGGCCAGCAATTGCCTGCATGATGCTTCGTAACGTTTTTCACGAACCCCATTCAGAAACGAATGCACTCCGCCAAAGATGGATATGAAAATGATTTTTAGATCAAACATAACTATTTCCTTAATGATTAAATAAACATCATTGGGAAACGGTATGAACTTTGTGATTTCCACACACACTGGTTTTGTTAATTAAAATCCGCAGCTTGCTATAAATAACAATAGTGAGCAGAAAATATGCTAATAGGCTATGTACGCGTATCAACAAATGAACAAAACACTGCTTTACAACGAAACGCTCTTGAAAGCGCAGGATGTGAGCTAATTTTTGAGGATAAGGCGAGCGGCAAAAAGGCTGAACGCCCAGGGCTAAAAAAGGTTTTGCGTATGCTTTCCAGAGGTGACACCCTGATCGTATGGAAGTTAGATCGCCTTGGGCGCAGCATGCGTCACTTGGTTGTGCTGGTGGAAGAGCTACGTGACAGAGGAATTAACTTCCGGAGTCTCACTGACTCCATCGACACCAGTACTCCAATGGGGCGCTTTTTCTTTCACGTAATGGGGGCGCTGGCAGAAATGGAACGCGAGCTTATCGTTGAACGTACACGCGCTGGACTTGATGCAGCTCGCGCAGAAGGTCGAATAGGAGGCCGCAGACCTAAATACCCGGAAGAAACATGGCAGCAAATGCGTCGATTGCTGGAGAATGGCATCCCCCGTAAGCAGGTTGCAATCATCTATGATGTTGCTGTTTCCACGCTTTATAAAAAGTTTCCTGCGTCATCATTTCAATCCTAAACCTTGGTTTAAGAGAACTTGGCACAAGCGGTGAAAAGATCCCCCTGTTGAGCACGGCTAACACATGGAGTGCA